TCCGAAGTTTCTAAATATAGAAGTAGTATCCTAAAAGATTTGACAGATAAATTCAAATCAAAATACGGAGATGATGCGGCAAAAGAATTAAATAAAGCGTTTTAATATGATAAAGCTAAAAGATTTACTAAACGAAGAAAAGCCAGGTTTATGGGCAAATATTAGAGCTAAGAAAGCTAGAGGTGAAAAACCTGCACATGGTAATTCGGATGCACATAAAGATGCAGTTAAAGCTGGTAAAGAAATAAATAAAGAAGAATCGGTAAGTGAAGGATTATATCATGTAGGATACAATAAAGGTAGAGGACAGGGTACGGGAGTTTTTAAAGATTCGTATTCATCATATAAAGATGCTAAGAAAGCAGTAGAAAAACTTGAAAAGCAAAGAGGTGGTTCATATAATATGGTTGCTTACTATGTATCTGATAAAGATGGAAAGTTTGTAAAAGAATCAGTAACGGAAACAAAATCGGATTACGAAGTATATCACAAATCATACACATCAGCTATTCAAGCAGCTAAAGAATATGCAGAGAAAAAAGGATACGAAATAAATGATGATGATTCTTTCAGACAAATAGGAATGGGTCCTCGTAAACCATCGGAAGGCAAGACTAATAAATTTAGTATTGAACTATCTAAAGATGGTAAGGTACAAAGAAAGAAACTTCAGATTCAGGTTTATGGTATGAGAAACTCATACGAATTGAACGCATACATCCAATAAAAAATGAAACTTACAGAGTGCATTATTGTTTCTAAAGAAATAAATGATAAGTTTATCTTAGCTAAAAATAGAGATAGAGCTTATAATCCTTCTTTAGAAATTGTGCATACTATCATCAATGGTATTGAAGTTGCATATCTGCACGATTTAGTAACGGATTGGAGTGAGGGCTTAAACGAAAACGGAATAGGTGTTGTAAATTCAGCACTATTAGTTGGACACGATGAAGCCGAACATAAGATTGTAAAGAAAGGTGGAAAGCCAGGTCCTGATGGTGATAAGATGAGAAACATCATTAAGCAACCTACTCTAATGGATGCAGTAAGAGCTGCACTATCATATAAAGGTAAGAGTGGATTATCTCTTAAAGGTCATACGTTTGTATCATCTCCAAAACATATGGTTAGTATTGAAACTACATCAAAGCATAAGCCTGATGTTAAACTTCAAAACTCGGAATCACCTGTTGTTCGTACAAATCACGGACACATGTTCACCGATGCTGGATATACAAGCGGTGAGAAATATCTAAGTTCAAAATTGAGAAAGATATCAGCTGAGAAATCGGTTGATAAAGTAGAAGATTGGAAACAAATAGCACAAGCTATGAGAAAGGAATACTTCCCAAAAAGACCTCAATTGAATATGAAAAGAGATACGGAAGAAATGTCTACATCATCTCAAACTGTAATGAACCTAACCGATAAAGTATTACAAATAACATACTTTAAGAACAAAGTAAACGAATTCAAAGGTATTAATCGACAACTGCCCGATGGATATCAACCTAAGATTACTATTGACGTAATCCCAGTTTAATTTCAACATTTTAATAGAATCATATTTATATACATACAAAATGTAAATATATCAATATGTCAACAGAATTCGAATTATTTAAAGGAAAGAATCTAAGCTCTCTTTTTGAAGATATCTATAATAACCAACTTTCAAAAAAATCAAAGATAAGTTCTCTAATAGAGGAACTTAAAAAGATGATTAAACACTCTGGCGATGTGGCTAGTGTAGGACCTATATTATCATCTCTTATAGATAGTTCGGTGAAAAACGATGACCAATTGGTTAAACTTGCAACTATTGCAACTAAGATTATTGCATCTGAAAAGAAAGCAGAAGGACAGGATGGATTCTTAACTGAATTTGAAAAAAATCAACTATTACAGGATTTGGAAGATACCAAAGCAGAAGTTGAAAGGGTTGATGATTTGGAATTTGAGTTGGAAGATTTAAAAAAGAAAATGAAGTAATATGGGCCTGCAAAATTCAAGCGTTTCAAATGCATTACAAAACAAACTTAATACTAGAGATACAACATTATCTAAATTTGGAGTTGTATATTCTGTTATATTGGATGAAACTCATCCAAAGATAAAACAATCTCCAAATGACACGTTTGATTCAAGAATAATTGGGTGTGTTGAATTTAGATATCAAAACGATTTTACAACTAATGATAAGGATTTATCATTGGCGTATCCATTTGATAAAAATTTCTTAAACTTACCAACAAAAAACGAAGTAGTTGAGATAATACAATCTAATTCAGGCCCTATACTATATAAAAGAATTGGAGCAGAACCATCTCCAAATGTAAATGCACAAGCTGATTTAATAAGTAAAGTATTCTCAACAAACACAGGACAATCTGCACAAAAAACAACATCGGATTATTCAAAAGTATCTCAAACAGGAATAACAAAAAGTAATTCATCCGATAATTTAAAATATGATGGATATGGTAAATACTTTAAACCAGAAAAAACTCATAAATTAAAATTATATGAAGGTGATACATTGATTCAAAGTAGATTTGGTCAATCGATACGATTATCTGCGTATAATAATGAAAAAAATATATATTCACCTAGTATTATAATTAGAAATTCACAAAATGAAACTTCAAAAAAAGAAGATATATCAAAAATTGTTGAGGAGGATATAAACAGAGATGGTAGTACACTAGCTATGACATCAAATCAATATCAATTGACATTCCAACCCGGCACAGTATCCAATAAAGGTTCATCTGATTTTGAAACTAAACCAAATGCATTCAAAGCATATCCAACAAAATTAATAGGAGACCAAATTTTAATAAATTCTGGAAGAATAATATTATCAGCCAGAAATGCAGAAATGATATTTTATTCAAAAAAGAATTACGGATTTATTTCAGATGGAGCAATGTCAATTGATAATAAGCTTGGTATTAATGTAAATGTTAATGATACAATAGATGTAAAAACAAATGATAGGGATATAAGGTTTGTAACTGGAAATGGTAAAATATATTTAGGAAAATATGGACCTGCTGGTAATGATGGTGCACCAATACAAAAAATGGTAATGGGTGGTGAACTGATTAAAGTATTAAAAGATTTAATAGATGCTATAACCAAACAACAATATGCCACTCCATGTGGACCATCAGCATTGGGGCCTACAAATATAGCTGATTTTAATTTAATAAAAACAACATTGAATAAAATTCTCTCTAACAACAATTATTTAAGTAGATAATGTGGGCAATATATAAAGTAAACATGCTTAGAAAAATGTCAAGCGGTGCATTTGCAAAAGATATAGATGGATTTGCTATATCATTCGCAGATGAATTTGATGCATGTATGAAGCGTGGTGGGGATTTAATAAATGGATGTAACGTTGTAAATGGTAACAAACAAGCTTTAATATTGGGAGTTAAAGATGCATTAAAAAAAGGTCAAAGTGCTGGTATTGGTAATTTTAATTTATTAAATGAATTGGGACCTGCTATAATTGCATATTGGTCTGGGGCAACTTTATCACCATATCCAAATCCTTTAGTAAAACCAGGAGGATGGCAAGCAACACCACCTGCTATTGGTACTGTTTTGAATTTAGGGCCTGAACCAATACAAACAGCAGCATCTGCTGCAAAAATAGCAGCTGAAAAAACCGCAACTAAAATTGCAATAGATGAACTTAAAAAACAAAAGATAAATATCCCACCATTAGGTGAAGTTAATATATACGATACTGTTGAAAAGATATTAGCTAAGAAAATAAATGACCCACAAGTGTTAGCACACCCAGCCATATATCCGGCCGTATTATTAGTTAAGTTGGCAAGAGAAACAAAAATACCGTCTCCAAATTTGGCATTAAAACCTGGCAATTTTATAAAATTCCCACCACTACCAGATAGAAAAAAATTAATAGAGGAAGCTAAAAAGAAATTAGAAGAAGAAGCTGAAAAACAAATAAAAGAGCAAATCAAAAAACAAATAATAGAACCTGTAAAGGAAGCAATACTAACACCAATAGAACAAACAATAGAGCAGGCTATTGCAATAGCTAATACAGTTAGACCTTTACCAACCAAAGCTCAAATAAAAAAATATGTTAAAGATACGTTTGATGGTATAATACCTGATTTACAATTACCTGGTATAACAATACCAAAAATACCAACTAAAGAAGAAATTGAAAAAATTGTAACTGATATAATAGCTGGGTATATACCAAATATACCAAATCTTAAATTACCAAAAATACCAACTAAAGAAGAAATTAAAGCAATGGTGTATGAAATGATTAAAGATAAGATACCACAAATACCAAATTTTAACATAGTACTTCCTAGTTTATATTTTAAACCAAGTTCAAATATTTTAATAAATCCTTTGGTAAATTATTGTAAAACTCAAATGTTAACAACTGGTGGTATAATAAACGTTTTAGCACAATACCCACCACCAATAATACCAGGACCAGCAATTATAAAATGGGATGGGTATAGAGTTCCTGATGGACCTCCTGTACCTGATGTACCAATACCACCTGCATTCCCATCAAACATACCATTACCAGATACTTCAAAATTAATAACAGAATTACCTAAAATTGAATTAAAAGCTCCTAAATTTGAAGTTCCACCATTAGATAAAATCGGAAACATAATATCGATATAATTCACATATTTATATTAATTCCCAAAAATAACAATTCAAATATTTATAAACATAACAAATAAGTAAGTATGAACACAGACAAATTATTAAAAGCCATACAAATCTTAATCAAAGAGGAATTAAAAGAACAATTACCTGCATTAATTAAGGAAAATGTAAGGGCTGAAATGAAAAAACTGATAGCAGAGGGTAAACAACCTGCTAAACCAAAAAGTACTGGATTATCAATGGCTGCGGCTATGTTAGATGAAGAAACAATCACCGAATCAGTACAAACAAAAATAATTGGAGAAAAACAATTTAGTAAAAACCCAATAATCAATCAAATCCTAAATGAAACCAAAGGTGGAATACCACAGGGTGATGGTGGGTTTAGAACAATGAATTTTGGACAGGCCGATATGGGTTCGGTTGTGGGTAGAACTGCAGTAGCAGATAAAATGGGTTATGGTGATTTAGCTAGAGGACCTCAACCAAACGGATTGGGTGTACAAACTGGAGTGGCTGAAATTGATAAGGCTTTGAATAGAGATTATTCAGAACTTGTAAAAAGATTTAAGAAATAATAAAAATGGCAGTACCATTAGGACAAAAATTAGTTATTGATAGTAAGCAATTTTCAGATTATGCTATTGGTATATCATTACCAATACAAATAACTAATACTGCGTTCAATCAAACATTTTTTACAATAGACCAGGTAAGAACTAATATCAACAACTTATTATTAACAAAAAGAGGTGAGAGATTAATGCAACCTTTATTTGGTTGTGGATTGCAAGAATTTTTATTTGAACAACTAACTGATGAAATAGCAGGTAGAATAGAAACTGAAATAATAGAAACTATATCTCTTTGGTTACCATATGTAACAATAAATTCAATAGAAGTGGATACAGAAACCGATAGACAGTACAATGCTATAAATTTACATCTATCATTTTCAGTTGCAAATGGTACTGAAAATACCAATCAAACCACACTAACATTTCAACAATAATATCGTAGATGAATAAGAATTTTAAAAATAGAGGAAAGGATATAAAATATTTAAATAAGGATTTTGGTGCTTTCAAAAATAACTTAGTAGACTACGCAAAAACTTATTTTCCAAAAACATATTCTGATTTTAGTGAAGCATCACCTGGTATGATGTTTATAGAGATGGCATCTTATATAGGGGATGTTATGGGATATTATATAGATGATACTTTAAAAGAATCATTAATGCCATATGCTGAAGATATTAATAGTGTAATTGCGTTATCTCAACAATTAGGATATGTTCCAAAAGTAACATCGCCGGCTATAACAACTTTATCGGTATATCAACTAGTACCATCCATAGGAAATGGAGCTTCAAATAAGCCAGATTCTAATTTTTATTTAAGAATCAAAGAAGGCATGAAAGTTGAAACTACACAAAATAATATAAATTTTATAACAACAGATGTTATAGATTTTGCAGATGCAACAAATAGAGAAATTGCAGTTTACCAAACTGATGCAATTACCAAAGAACCTACATTTTATTTAATTAAAAAATACGTTCAAGCGATATCCGCTACTGTTAAAACGGCAGAATTTACATTTGGTAGTTATCAAGCATATCAAACAATTGATTTGGATGATGCTAATATAATTCAGATATATGATGTAAGAGATAGTGATAACAACAAATGGTATGAAGTTCCTTATTTGGCACAAGAAATGGTATTTGTAGATTATCCAAATACAGAAGCAAATGACCCAGAATTAGTTCAATTTAAAGATTCCGTACCATTTATTTTAAAAACAATAAAAACTCCAAAAAGATTTACTGTAATTGTAAATACAAATGGAACTAAAACAATTCAATTTGGAGCTGGTGACCCAACTGCATCTGATGAGCAACTAATTCCAAATCTTAAAAACGTTGGATTGGGATTACCTAATTCTATTAGTAGATTGGAAGAATCATTTGACCCAACTAATTTCTTAAAAACAAAAACATACGGAACATCTCCAGCAAATACAACTATTACTGTAAAATATTATGTTGGTGGCGGTGTTGAATCAAACACACAAAAAAATACATTGATTAGATTGGGTACATATGAATTAGATAATGATGTATCAACATACACAGAAGCTCAAAAATCAGTTTTTAATTCAATTAAAAATTCAATAGCAGTAGATAATGAAATTCCTGCTGTTGGTGGTAGAGGTGGTGAAACTATTGAAGAAATAAGACAAAACGCATTAGCAAATTTTGGTTCACAAAATAGAGTAGTAACTGCAAAAGATTATCAAGTAAGAGCTTTATCATTAAATCCAAAATATGGTTCTATTGCAAAAGCATTCGCT